AGTTAACGAAGGTACAGAAGATGCAGATACAACTAAACTTACTAATGAAATTGCTGTTGCTAAATTGGTGGCTTTAAGACAAAAAATAAAAGATAACAAAGGAAAAGCTAATTTTGCATTAGTGTCAACAGCAGTGTATGCAATGTTACTTAGAAATTTAGGATTTGCTGAAAACTACGATAAAGCAATAGTAAATGGTGAATTAGTTAAAAGATTTGGACTTAATATTATGGAATGTAATTCATTTGATAATAAAACAGCAAAATATTACGACAAAACTAGTACTTTAAAGACAGTTGATACATCATTAGTTGATATTATTGTAGGGAACTTTGAAGCATTTTCTTTACTAGATAATATGGAAATGTATCGTATAATTGATAGTGAATTATTCAACGGTTCTAAATCTCAAGTTGAATACAATACTGCATTTACTATTAGATCACCAGAACAAGTAGTAGTTAAAAAACATACTGCTTAAAATTAAGGAGGGCATGAAATGAAAGAAAAAATATTAGAAGAGATAATAAAAGATTTAGCTGATAATTATCGTAATGATGAAGATGTGCTAAAAGCTTTATTGGAAGATGTAATAAATGATGCCCTTTTTTCTTCTAATAGAAGATTTAATTCAGATAAAGACGAACAATTAAAAGTATTAAAAAGTAATATTAAGAAAGCAGTTAAAACTATATATTTACGAAGAGGAACAGAAGATGTTAAATCATCATCTCAAAGTGGTGAATCTAATAACTATGCATCAGCAATTGAAGAAATGACTTCAGATATTATCAAACAAAATAAAAGGATATTAATATGAAAGCTCTAAGAAGTTTAATTTTATGTAAATTAAATAAAAAAGATAGGATTAAACAAAAAAATGGTACATATTTAGAAAATTATATTTTGATAGATGAATATAAAGTTATACTTCAAGAATTAAATGATGTTGTTAGTGCAAGTGTCTATGGTGCTTCTATTAATAAAACATATAGAATTAGTTCTATTTATAATAGTCTTGAACAGTTACTATCTAGTAAGCTCACTAATCAAGAAGATAATATATCTAAATATAATATAGAAATAGATCACAAAAATTATAAAATTGTATCTGTGAAAAAGAAATATTTAGATATAGAGTTGATATGAGAGATATAGGTCAATTAAGTATAAGTTTATTAAAATGGTCTAAAAATCTAGAAAAAAACTTAGTAGAAGCAGTAGAAAATACGGCGAAAACAATTCAAGAAGATGTGATTGAAAATGCACCTTCTACAAACGGAGAATATACATCAAGTATTAAAGTTGGAGAAACAGAAGTTAAAAATAATAAAATTAGAACTTCTGTTTTTTCTGATTTGTTAGTAGGCGGAAGTAATCCAAAGTGGGCTAAAGTTCCACTTGCTGCTTTTTTAGAATGGGGAACAGGGATAAAAGGATTATCTAGCAACACATATCCACATGGATATGGTTATAGATTAACTCCATGGTGTTATTACGATGAATATCTTCATCAATGGATAACAACTGATGGTATTATTGCAAGACCTCATTTTTATCCAGCATTATCAAAAAATAAAAGTATATTTCTTCAAGAAATAAGAAAGGCAGTGAAAAAATGCAAGATTTAAGAGAATTAATACAATCAAAATTTAATGAAATCAGTATTTTAGAATCAGGTCCACCAATACCAGATTCTGTAGTAGAAGACGGTAAAACTTATTTTGGCTATGAATTGTCAGAAGATTTTTTAGATAGTGATATGGATAGTAATTATGTGATGCAAGTAAATATTATAGGAAGAATCGTAAGAAAAAATAATACAAAAGAAAATACTTTAGAAATAATTGATAAAACTTTAGAAGAATTAAAGAAAAAATTAAAAGAATTAAAAATAAGATACAGTTATAAAGATGTAACGATGGATAACAATATTAGAAAAATATTAGTAACAGGTAACGTTAAATATAACGAGTTATTAAAAAGATAGGAGGATAAATAATGGAAGAAACATTAGAGTTTTCTACATATAACGGAACAAAGCTTGAATATGCAGAAACTAAAACAGGTGCTAAAAAAGTTATTAAAGGTTTAGTAACTGTTCCCGATATTGGAGGAGAACCTGATTCAATAGATACTACTAGTTTAAACAATACTAAATATAAAACTGAAATATACGGATTACAGCCAGCAGTTAAATTAGCTTACGAGTTTAATTTAGAGTCTCCAAGTGCTACAGCGAACATTAAAATAGCTAGTGACTTAGAAGATAGCGGTAAAACATATTTTTGGTGGCTAACATTTCCAAATGGAGTAGAAGTGAGCTACAGAAGTAAAGTTAAAACTAGTATAAAAGGTGGAAGTACAGGAGATTTAATTAAATTTTCAATGTATCATGCACCAATATCAGAAGTTGAAAGAAAATTAACAGTTTAAAAGAGGTTTTTAACAAACCTCTTTTTTTAATATAGAAAGGAATTAAATTATGAATAACGTAATTATAACATTAAAAAATGGAGAAGAAATAAGTTTTAAATTAAGAAGCCAAGATTGTATTAATTTAGAAAGGATTAACAAGGTAAGAACATTAGATTACTTACAAGATTATTCTATAACAGCAGTAATTAATATGCTTAGATTTATGAGAAAGCATGAAAACGAACAATTTTCAGAAAATAATGCATGTGAATTATATGATAAGTTAATTGCAGATGGTTATTATTTAGAAGATATTTTTGACAAAATAATATATGAAACAGCTGTGGCATCGGGTTTATTCAAAAAAGAAGACCTGGAAGCGATGAGAGAAAAGAAAAGGAACAAGAAGATGGAACTAGAAAAAGAAGTTTAACAGAATATATAAATATTTTATATGATGAATTACTTAAATTTGATTTTAAATATGAAGAGCTCTATAACATGACAGTTAAAGAACTTTTAAATACATTAGAACAAAGAAAGAAAGGACTAGCTTATAGAATTTGGAGAGAAGCTAATTTAATAGGATTAGCATTTAATGATCCTAGTAAATATCCGTCATCACCAGAAGAAGCTATGCCTGAATTATTTCCACCCAAAGTATCTATTAAAATGCCTGATTTTTTAAAAGAAAAATATATGAAAAGAGGTATGAAGTAATGGAAGAAGAAAAAGGAAGATGGGTAACAATCTTAAAAAGAAGAGTATTTATCAAAGAAAATCAAACGCTAACTGATGCTATAAAAGAAAGTAAAAAATTTAGTGAAGACTTACAGGAAAGACTAAGAAATCAAATGAATTTACCATCTAAGGAGGAAGAACATGCTTTATATTGGTATATAGGCTCTGATAGTTATATTATTAATGATTGTATAAGAAAAAATATATCTTTAAATGAAATTCAAAAGAAAAATATAGAAAATTTAGATAAAGCATTAGATAAAATGCCTAATTATAAAGGTATAGTTAAAAGAAGTATTAGGGTAAGAACTAATGATGAAAAAATAAAATCAGATTTTTTGAAAGAATATAAAGAAAATGAAACTATTACTTTTCCATCATATACTAGTTGTACAATAGCTAAAGAAGATTATGATCCTGATTCACCTATACAATACAGAATAAAAAGTAAAACAGCTAAAAATATATCAAAATATAATCCAAGTGAAGAGGAAGTTATTTTTAAAAGAAATACTAAATTTAAAGTTATTGAAATAAAAGAATATAAAGATACTTCAGGTAATGATAAAATAGATATAAAGTTGGAGGAATTATAATGATAGACATTCGAGATATAGATATGGAAAAGGAATATTATGATAGTTTGTGGAAAATTTATGATAAAGATAAGTATCTTACATTAATAAAAAATTTTTTGTCAGATGATGAAGTAGAATTTATAGATAAAATGTTAGATATAAATTCTAAAGAAGATACTGAAAAATATAAGTATATATCTAATTATTTAGCTATATTTGGATGGTATTGGCAAGATAAATATAAAACAAGAATAAAAAATCTTACTATAAAAGATATGAAGAACGAAGATGATAAAAAACTTTTTAAACTTTGGAAAAAAATAAAAAATTACATGACAATAGATGAAAAAAATTATATTAAATAAGACCTTAAAGGTCTTTTTATTTTGCTCGAAAGGAGATGGAATATGGAAGAAAAATTTGGTATTGGTATAGAAATATTAACTAATCAATTTAGCCAAAAAATCAATAACATGATTAATAGAACTACTATGTTTGCTAAAAAAGCAAAAGAAAACTTTACTACAGGTCTATACATGGATTCTTCACAAGCTGAAAATGAATTACAAAAATTAGAAAGTAGAATTGAAAAGTTAAAAAATTCTAAAAATAATACAGTAAAACTAGCATCAGGAGAAGAAATACCGGTCCAAGAGCAAATTGTTAAATTGATGAGTAGAGTTAGTGTTTTAAAGCAAGATTTAGAAGCAGTTAATAACACTAAAATGGGTAAATTAGGGCAAGCTGTAGGTTTTGTTAAAGATAAAATTGATGTTGCAAAAAATGCTATGTCTTCATTAAAACAAGCATCTAATCATGATTTTAGCTCTTCTTTAAAAAAAGGTATCAGTAGTGTTAAAAGATTTGCATTAGCTTTGTTTTCTGTAAGAAGTGCATTTAGTGTTATTTCAAGAGCTTCATCAGCATATTTATCTCAAGATGAAGAATTATCAAATAAAATTCAAGCAGCTTGGATAGGCCTTGGTGCAATGTTTGAATCTGTACTATCAAGTATGGCTAATGGCCTTTTAAAATTAGTAGGATATATAAATGTATTTGTTAAATCATTAACTGGAGTTGATTATTTAGCTAAAGCAATGGATAAAGCTAAAAAGAAAACTGATTCTAGTGCAAAAGCTATAAGAAAAGCAAGAAAAGAAGCAAAGGCACTAAGAGGTGATTTAGCAGGATTTGATGAAATAAATAATATAGCTGACAAAGAATCACCAATAGAAACACCAGAAGCTAATTGGACCGACCAATTTAAAAATCAAAAATTAGATTTAGAATGGGTTGATAGGATAACTAATTTTGGTAAATTCATTAAAGATAATTGGCAGTTAATTGTAATGGGTATCGCAGCAATTACTTTAGGTTTAAAAGGTTTCGCATTAGGTGGTCAATTTGCGGCAATGGGTATAGGAGGTCTTACTCGTGTATTTACTGGAATAGGAATTGCAATAGCTGGTGTTATAGGTTTTGTAATGGGAGTAATCGAACTCTTTAAAAAGGGTGGTAATGAATCAAAAGCGTGGACTTTAATTTTAGGTGGATTAGCGTTAATTGTCATAGGAATAGGTATAGCGTTTGGTGTATGGCCAATGGTTATAGCTTTAATAGTAGCAGCAGTTACGGCAGCCATTTTATTTATTGTTAAACACTGGGAAGAAATAAAAATAGCAGTAGAAAACTTTCCTAAATTTTTAAAAGAAAAATTTGGAGTAATAGGAGAAATTATAGCAGTTCCTTTTGAAAATGCAATTAATTTAATTAAAGGATTATTTAAAGGTGCAATGCAGTTTTTCGAAGGAATAAAAGAATTTTTTCAAGGTATATTCACACTAGATGGTAAGAAAATAATAGGAGGTCTTAAACTGATGTTAATTGGTATAGGAAATATATTAATTGCATTTATTGAAGGTGCACTTAATTCATTCCTGCTACCAATCAATGCAGCTATTAAACTGATTAATAAAATACCAGGAGTTAAGATACCAGAATTAAAAGTTAAAATTCCACGTATTCCAAAACTTAATGTAGGTACCAATTATGTTGAAAGTGATGGGCTTGCAGAAATTCATAAAGGAGAAGCTGTTGTACCTAAAGAATTTAATAGTAAAGAATTTTTTGGTAGAGGAAACGAAGAAACTAATATTTTACTAAGAGAATTAATAAAAGTTGTTGAAGATAAAGATATGAATACATATTTAGATTCTAGAGATATAGGAAGAGCAGCAAGAGATTATAATTTATATAACGAAAGGGTGATGGGGTAATGGAAAATATTTGGTATATTAAAGAAAATAATATTTTAATTCCTATGCCAGCACCTTCTAGTTATTCAGGAGATTGTGAAGATTTGGATAGCAATTCTTACAGATCTAAACAAACAGGTAATCTTATGGATAATGTTATATCTACTAGATGGAGTAAATTACATTTTAAATATAATTTTTTATCAAAAGAAGATTTTTATTTAATTACTGAAAAAATTAAAAAAAATCCTATAATAGCAAGAGCTATTCATCCTATATATAGTGATGGATATATAGAAGCAGAATTTAGATGTTCAAAATTTAATTGGGAAATTTTACAGACAAGAGATTACAACTTGTCTTTTAATTTGGTTCAAAAAAAGAAAGTTAGAGGTCAATAATGTTAGAAATTTATTTTGATGGTAAATTAGTAGATTCTGATGATTATGCTGATATTAAAAATAATTTTAAACTATTTGATGAAACTTTCTTTTTAGGCTCTGCTACAGCTAATACTTTTACTATTGAAGTTCCAGGAACTTATTCAGTACCTACTGCTGTTAAAATTAAATATAAAAATAAAGAATATGCTGATTTAATAGTAGATAAGTTTAATTTAAAAGAAAATAATATTTTGAGTTTAACTTTAATAGATAAAATGGTTTTATTTAATTCTAAAATAGATATTAGTAAATATGTTCCAATAAGTGCTAAAAATTTATTAAAATTAATATGTACATCTAGAGGAATAGAAATAGGCACTGAAAGTTTTAGTAATGAAAATGAAACTATAAGCGAATATAATTCTAATTTAACTTCTAGAGAATATTTAAAATTTATCGCTGAATTAAACGGTGGATATTCTCAAATAGGTCAAGATGGTAAATTATATTTAAAGAATTTTGATACAACACCAAAAGTTATAAATGTAGATGATTGTGAAGATTTTAAATTAGGTGAAAAAAGAAAAATAGAAAGAGTTGTATTTGACAATGGAATTTTAAAATTTCAAACATCGGAAGATGAAAATCTAGAGACTTTATATTTGAATTCTGAAAATCCTTTTATTACTAAAGAAGAAGTATTTAACAATATAGCAAATAAAATTTTAAATTTTGAATTTTATAATTTTGAAACTAAAAATACTTTAATTTTAGATGATATAATAGCAGGAGATTTAATTAAATTTAAAGATGGTGATAAAGAATATCTAACTATAGCTCAATATGAATTAGACTATAACGGAAGTTGGAATGGTGGATATTCATTAAATGTTAATTCTAAAAAACAAGAAGAAACAAAACAAGTTGGAGTTAATACTAAAATCAAAAATCTACAAGTTTCTATTAATAGAAATGAAAATAAACTAAATATAACAGCAAAAGAATTAGAAGAAAACAAAAATAAAACTAATGAAAAATTAGCTGAATTTGAATTAAAAACTGATGAAATAAGTCAAAAAGTAAGCAAGGTAGATGAAAATACAAAAGAAATATCAAGTATTAAACTTAAGCAAGGCGAAATAAGTGAAAAAATAGAAAAAACATTTAAATTCACAAGAGAACAAAAATTTAAAAATAAGATCATATTAAATGATATTTATTTTAATGGAATAGTTGAAATGAAAATTACTGGTGATTTATGTAAATTATATCCTTCTAAAAGTTTGTATCCATCGGAAAATACCTATCCATTGCCAGATATATTTTTAGTTTTTAAAGAAAAAGATAAAATAACTAAATACCCTTTAGATAAGAATATTTACTTAAGATATAGAAATGAAGAAGAAAAAGATGAATTATTAATAAAATCTGGTGAAATGATTGTAACAAACAACTTACAAATTACTAAAGATAAATTAAATGTTCCTATAATAACTAAATATGATGGAATTGTAATACCTAATAAAGAGAAAAATATAGAAATATATGTTGAAGGTTATAGTAATTTAAATTATGAAATTAAATATATCGTTGATTCTGAATTAACTAGAATGTATGCGACAAAACAAGATTTAGCAAAAGTGGATGGAGAATTAAAAACAGAAGTCAAAAAAACTGCTGATGGAATCACTCAAGAAGTATCTAGAAAAGTAGGAAGTGATGAAATAATATCTAAAATTAATCAAAGTGCCGAATCTATAACTATTCAAGCAAATAAACTAAATTTAAATGGTTACGCTACATTTACAGATTTAGCAACTGGTGGAAAGTCAATTATCAACGGTCACAATATCACTACTGGAGTTATCAAGTCGAATAATTATGTTTACAATCAAAGTGGTACAGTTATAGATTTAACAAATGGAGTTATTGATAGCAAGAATTTCAAAGTAGATGCAAACGGAAATATTGCTTCAATTGGTGGAACAATTCAAGCATCGACCATAACAAGCAATAATTTTTCAGTAAATCCAAGTGGATACATGTTTTCTCGCAGTGGTAACATAGCAGGATGGAATATTTTAGGAGATAGATTTTCAAATGCCAATAGCTATATGGCAAAAGATGGTGATTTTGCATTCTATCCTAGAGGTGGAGGAATTGTTGCAGCCAACAACGCGGCAAGATTTAAAGGTCCAGGTGGTATTGCAATATATAATTCTTATGTTGATTTTGATAGAAATGAAAATATGAAACGAGGAATTAATATTAGTGCTGATGGTGGAGATTTGAGCTTAAATGTACTTCATAGTTATGGAAGACTTTATATAAGAAACTATCTATCAGGAAATAATGCCACAACTACTGAAAGAAGTATTTTAATTGCAGGAGCACATAATATAGGATTACATGCTCAAGGTGGTAGCGTTTATGCTGCAGGTAATGATAATGGTTGGAAAAGTGGAAAAATCGTAACTACAGGAGGGAATGCTTCATCAAAAATATTAAAAACAAATATAACAAAAATCGAAGACGAGCAATTAGAAACAGTATTAGAATTGCTTGAAAAAATTGATTTATATAAATATGACTACAAATATGATGGATTTGGAAAAAAGAAAAATAAGTACGGATTTATTATTGATGAAATAGAAAAAATACCAGGGTACGATGCTTGGCTTCAATTTAATAAGGAAGAAGGTTATTTAAAAGACGGCATTGTTAATAAAGGCATGAATGAAGAAGGTAAAAAAATTGAATATAAAATATATGATAATGAAGTCTATGATAAGTTTTTGTTAAGTACAATAAAGGGATTACTAAATAAAGTAAATAAATTAGAAAAAGAGATAAAGGAGATTAAAGATGGAAAAAATAGAATTTAAGAATTTACCAGACACTTCAACTCCAATAGATGCAGAAAGTTTAAATAAAATACAAGATAACTTAGAAAGTGAAATTAATAAAACTAAAAATGAAGCTTTAACTGAAAGTAAAGAAGCAGTAAAAGAAGAATTAAAAAAATCACTAGGAAATATTATAAGAGTAGAAGAAACTGAAGAATGGGAGATTATAGAATAATGAAAGTAATTAAAAGTGAAGTGTTAAAAAATAATAAAATATCTTCAGATGATATTGTGGTTAAAACTGATACTAAAAAAGGTAAATTGCTAACGAATTGTTTTAAAAAAGAAATATTGCTTGTTAAAAAAACTTCAAAACAAAATTTAAATATTAATTTTCAAAATATATTGTTTGATCAAATAGAAATAAATACTGATAAGTTAGAATATCAAAATGGAGTTATAACTGTCAAAAGTGGTGTAAAAAAAATAAAAATTAGTGGACATATACTTGCAGAAAATGCTTTTAATGCATATTTGTTTGGTTTTTTAAGAAAAAATAATGATAATTTACAAGAATATATTTGTGAAGGAACTCAAAACTACAAAGAATTAAATATACCTTCTTATATAACAGATGTTAATGAAGGAGACAACATAACTTTAAATGCTCAAATAAATAAAAATGACTATGGACAAATAAGAAGTGGGTTTTTATCTATAGAAGTAATAGAATGATAAGAAAGGAAATAAATTATGGATGGATTTCAAAGAGAAGTCTTAGAAAGACTAAAAACAATAGAAGTAAAAATTGATGATTATAAAGAAATACAGCAAACAGCTAAAAAATCTTTAGAACAATCAAATATAAACTCAAATGAAATAGCAAAAATACAAGACAATTTGAAATGGACTATTAGAACAGTTGTAGGTTCTATTATTTCAGGAATAATTGGTCTTGTTTTTATTTTATTAAAAATAAATTTATAGGAGGAAAATATGGATAAATTTTTTACGTACGAGATGCTAATGACTTATGCAACATGTGTTACAGCAGTATTTGGAGTGACACAATTTATAAAGGAAATTCCTGGAATAAAAAAGATACCTACTAAATATGTATCTTTTTTAGTTGCAGTCATAATAGTTACTTTAAGTAATATAGCAACAGGTCAATTCAAAGTATCAAATATATTACTTTATATTCTTTCAAGTGTATTTATTAGCATGAATTCAAATGGAATATACGACTTTGATACTAAATCAAAAACAGAAAATAAATTAGAAAATAAGGAGATAAAAGATGGAAACACAAACAACATTTAACAAAGATATCAAATTAAATGAAAGTTCAGTTATTGTAGAAAATAAAAGAGATATAAAGATAGGAGATGTTAAAAAATGATATTAACACCAAGAACAACTAGACCAGAAGAAGGGAATAATTTTTATAGAACAAAAAGGTGGGGTGGTTATTCAGAATGTATTGTAGGATATCCAAGAGACTATCATTGTGATGTATTATCAAATTGTGTAGGATATGCTTGTGGTAGATTTAATGAAATAATTGGAGAAATGCGATATTCTAAGTTAAATTGTAATGCAGAAAACTTTATAGAAAGAGCTCAATCATTAGGGCTTGAAATAAGTGATTTTCCTACTTTAGGTGGTATCATGGTATGGCAATATGGAAGAACATTAAGTGCAAATGATGGAGCAGGACATGTTGCTATAGTAGAAAGAATAGATAGTACTAATCAAGTATATACATCTGAAAGTAACTATGGTGGAGTAGCATTTTGTAATTGTTTAAGAACTAACGATAATGGAAGATGGGGCTTAAATGCAAATTATACATATAGAGGCTGTGTAGTAAATCCTGCTATTGGTAGAGTAGTCTATACACCACCTATAGAACAACCTAAAGAACTTACAGTTAATGAAGTATCTAAAGAAAGAATTTTGCAAGAAGTAATTAAAGTTATTAATGGCGTTTATGGAAATGGACATATTAATCGTGAATCAAGAATAGGATTAGGGCATGAAGTATATGAAGAAATAAGAAGACAAGTTAATCTAAACGAAAAATATGGAACATTAAATGATGATAATATAAGATTATATTAATAAAAGGATAGGTAAAAAATACCTATCCTATTTTTTTTATTAAAAACAATAAAAAATATTTGACATAACCGACTATGTTTGATATATTTATATATAGAAAGGAGAAAATAAAATATTAAAAGAAAAACAAACTCTAAATATGTAATTGATTATGTTAAAAATAATTATAAAAGATATGAAATAAGGTTAAGAGAAGAAGACAATAATAAATTACAAGAAGTATTAAATAATTATAATATTAAAATAAAAGATTATTTGATGTTGAAAGTAGAGCAAGATTTAAAAAATAAAAAAAAGAGTTAATCACTCCAATCGCTAAACTGTTTGATTAACTCACAACACTATATAAAATATAGGATCTATTAAACTTTTTTGCTTAATAGATAAATTAAGTTTAGCAGAAATATTTAAAAAAAGAAAGAGGAAAATATTATGTTAAAAAATGTAGAATTAATAAAAAAATATGAAATAGAATTTTTAGGAGAAAGAGAAGAATTTGTAAACTTCGTTGATGAAAGTTATAAAAATAGAGATTACTTTCCAGGAGTACATTATTTATCAAAATTGGAAAAGAAAGACTTATCAAAAAATAAATTAAGAAATTTAGTAAGAGCAATAGCTAAAAATGAAGAAAATAAAATTATTGATAAAAAAGGTGAATATTTAATAGCAGTAAAAGATTTAAAAATTAAATATGAATTTATAAATGAAATATTTATAATTAATAATTTAGCAGAAATAAAGAATTTAAGAGATTATTTAACAATATACGATTTTGCTAAAAGAATAGATCAAATTGAAATTAAAAGTGGAAGTATAAATTTATTAGAATATGGATATAAAGAAACATCAATGGCTAGTTTAGATGGAAATTATGAAATATTTAAACTAAATATAAATTTAAGAAATTCATTAATAATAGTAAAAAGATAGTTAATACTATCTTTTTTTAATCATCAATATAATTTTTCATAAATATATCTATAAATTCATCTCTTGTATGAGTTTTTTCAAATTCTCTTTGAAATTGTCTTTTTATTTTCTTATTAAAATACATATCATCATGAAATCTTCGGTGACAACTAAAACATAGTGGATTTGTCATGCCGTATATCATAGATTTCTTACGATATGATCCTTCAAAAACTTCATTAATTGAAATGTTGTTGAAAGAGCCACAAATACAGCATTTACTGAAGTCTTTATATATAATGCTATATCTTTCTTTTTCTAGTTTTTGTAAAGAACTAGATTTCTTTTTCATAGGTTTATATTCTTTATATTCTTTAAATTTACAAGTGTAGCAGTTTGAGAATTTAATTTCTTCTTCCAAGTAATCGCAATATATGTATTTTTTGTATTTTTTAGATCTAATTTTTAAATGTTTGCAATTCATTTATTTTTAATACTAAAATTCGTCTTTTTTTCGTCTTTTTTAATTTTAAAAATAAAAAATCCCTTATAAAATAAGGGTTTTATTGTAATATGGTGGAGCATAGCGGGATCGAACAGCTGACCTCCACGGTGCAAGCGTGGCGCTCTCCCAGCTGAGCTAATGCCCCATAAGACACTTTAAATAATAAAAGAAAAATTAAAATTTGTCAATTGT